GGGCCGCGGGCGGCTGAGCCGCCGCGGCGGCTGGCCGTGGGCCAACGGGCGGGTTGCCCGCGGGGTTGCCGTAGGTGCTGCCGCCCTGACAGCCGTCGTGGCCGCCCTGTTTCGTGACCTGCGCGGTCGCGTAGCGCAGGCTGGGGCCGATCTCGTCCACGGTCATTTCGACCACGGTGCGGTTGGTGCCGTCCTGCGCCTGATACGAGCGTTGGGAGAGCCGGCCGGTGGCGATGACGCGCATGCCCTTGGACAGCGACTGGGCGCAATGCCCGGCGAGGTCGCGCCAGGCGGAGCAGCGCATGAACAATGACTGGCCGTCCTCGTACTGGTTGGCCTGCCGGTTCCAGGCGCGCGGCGTGGAGGCGATGGTGAAGCCGCACACCTGCGTGCCGGTGCCGGTGGTGCGCAGCTCGGGGTCTGCGGTCAGGTTGCCGACGATCGTGAGGATGGTTTCGCCGGCCACTAGTCCTCGTCCTCCATGTCCTCGATCCAGTCGCCGACGAACGTGGCGAGGACGTGCGCGTCGTTGGCTGCGCTGCTCGCGATGCCCCATGCCACGTCTTCGCGACGGTTGTGGCAGTGCAGGGCGAGGTCGGAGAGCGCCGCATAGGCCATGTCGGCCGCGTCGCGCATGTGCTCCAGCTCGTCAAGCTCGCCGGCGTCATCCGGGCCGTCGTCCTCTTCCTCGTCGTCTTCGTCGTCGAGGACGGTGCCGAGCGGCTTCCGGTCGCTGGAGGCGAACATGTCGGCGAGCGTCTTGCCATTGGGCAGCACAGGTTCGAAGGATATGTAGGCCTTGGCTTTCTCGCTCAATGCGAGGCCGGCTTGGTCGGGCGCCGTGACGAACAGTTTTGCCAGCTCACCGCCGGAGACGGACACGTCGCCCTCGATGAGGCCGTAGAACTTCTCGGCGAGTTTTTCGGCCATTTCCTCGTTGGATGTCATGATGTTCCTTTCCTGATGTCCCGTTTCCATGCCCATTCGCATTCCGCGCCGATGGTCGCCGCGCCTCGGTCGATGACGAACGCGGCGGGCGACGGCATGAGGATGAGGCGCGGGTAGTCGAGCCGTGAATTGCATTCGCAGATCGCGTCCAGCGCCTCGGCGATCAGTTCGCCGGGCGTCATGGTCAGGCCCCGTTCGGTGATGGGCCAGACCATGAGACTGCGGTGGGTGTTCATGGGACTCCTTCGTTTGGTGCGGGGCCGCGCTGGCGTGGTCGACGCCGGCAATGGAGACCACCGGCTCGCACGCCATCGCTTCCCCCCCGCCCGGCCCCCCTTCGCTCCGCCAATCCACTGACTTCCTGTCGTATGGGGATGGATCGCGGCCGACGTTGACGCGGCCCCAGTGGACGGCGGCCGAATCGAACGGCTTCCCGGTCTTTGCCCGCGCCCACCTGACGCGAATCTCGACCGGGGGCGAACCTGCCCGCCCTTGGCGCGCCGCCGGTGGAGAGAACCGGCGGCGCGATCATTGAGAGAGGTGGTGTTAACGACTTGTTCCTTGTCGCCGCCCGCCGCATCGGAAGGAAGGTCGCAATGGCGGCGGGCAAGTCTTAAATGGTCAGCACGAGCGCGCAGAGGATGACGAGCCTGAGCGACTGGTACACAAGCGCTCCCGGCTTGGCCTTCGTTTCGCGCAGCGTGCCGATGAGTATGAAGTGTTCGAGCAGCGCGTATCCGAGGATCACCCACTGCTGCCAGACGAGTGCATCGAAGTTCATTCGCCGGCCTCCTCGAACAGTGCGACGAACACCACGGGGCATTCCACGAACGCCCAGAACGCGGCGAGGCCATTGCTGATCGGATGCATGCAGGCATCGTGAGTGAACAGCCATCCCACGCAGACGACGAACGATATGACGGTCAACAGGCCGATGGTGTACGGATAACGCTTGAACATGACCGCCACCCCTACTTGGTCTGGACGAGTGTGTCCGCGCCGTCGGGGACGACGACGAGCTGGTCCGCGTTGGACAATGCGTCGATGTAATGCTGCTTGAGCACGTTGTCGGTCAGACTCTCGTTGAGCACGGCGTTGGCGTCGGCCTCGCCCTGCGCCTTGATCTTCTTGGTCTCGGCCTCGGTCTTGGCGACCTGCTGCTCGTTGAGCGCCTTCTGCTTGTCGATCTCGGCGGCCTGCGCCTCCGTGTACTTCTTGGTGATGGCCTCGCCGTAGCGCACGTCCTGCACGCTGACCTGCTCGACGGTCAGGCCGATCTTCCTCCACTTCGCCGCCAGCGCATCCTGCACCGCCTTCGTGTACTCGCCGCGATTGGTGAGCATCGTCAGGGTGTCGAACCGGCCGGACTGTTCGCGCGCCACTGAACGCAGATCGTTGCTGATGTAGTTCTGCGTGAACGTCTGCTGCTTGCCATACTCCGAGTACAGGTATTCGGCCGCGCTCGGATCAAGGCTGTAGTTGACTTGGATGTCGATGTCGGCCGAAGCACCGCTCCTGTCGTTGACGGCGACCTGCTTGCCGACCGCGCTGCCGCCGTCGTACTTGTAATCGGTGTCCTTGTAGAAGTTGATGAGGTTGTTACGGGTGTCGTATTTGATGACGCTCTGCCACGGCGTCTTCCAATGGAAGCCCGCGTCTTCGGAATGACCGGCCAGACTGCCGCCCATGTTGCGGATGACCGCGACCTCGCCCACGTCCACGGAGTACAGGCATGCGGGGATGAGCAGCAGCAATCCGACAAGGCCCGGAATGAGGCCGATGCCGGCCCCCTTGACGTCGCGGGACATCGCGACGCAGGTGACGGCGGCGCTGAAGAGCAGCAGGATGATGGAGATGACGAACCAGATCATGAGGGTTCCTTTCGGAAGATAAGGCCCTTTCCCCGTGCCGGTAGGCTTGAAGCTGCAACACAAACAATCCGCTGCATGCGGGGAAAGGAAGTATTCAAATGGGTGGAGCTGCAAGCTGGGCGAGCTCAGCGGAAACGAAGTTCAAGCAGGCTCAGGCAAGCACTAGAAATGCCTATGAGTCACGGATGACCGAAGGCCTAGCGGACATCGCCCAAGCGTTGTTCCAAATCGACTTACGGCTTGACCGGCTCGAAAAGAAACTGGACGGTCGGGGTTAAGCCTTGCCAGTTTGCGCTCGCTGATGACGTCGTGGCGTATGTAAAGGCTTTCCATGTTGAGCTGTGCGCCACGACGCTCATAGGCGTTACTCATTTCGCCTCCAGCAGTCGGAGAACGTCGCGCAGCTCGCATTGGACGATCTTGGTGACGTAGACGCATGCCTTGTTGCCCAATGCTTCAACGATGATGGGCTGCTCAGGAGTGACCTCGGCGATATAGCCGGCGTCATGCTCGTTCAGGAACGATTGAACGGCTTTGACGTCGCCATCGAAGCTCTCGACTCGCAGAATCTCATGCCGCTCCTGATGATTCGAGCGGTCTGGAATGACGCCGTGTCGGACGGTGTCGGCCCTGAGCTGCCCTTCATATACCCAACGGCCGGCGGCGTCCTCGAAGCGAACGTCATGGCCCGACGGCGCTGCCCAGCAGCCGCCGACGAGGAACAGTTGCAGCACGTCACTCAGCGCGAACAACAGGGACATCACGCCGTACAGGCCCATGCGGGCGTCCCTTTGCACGACGGCCATCACAACCATCGGCAAGCCACAGAGAACCAGCACGCCGGCGCAGACAATGAGGGTACGGCGCTTCATTTTGTCGCTCATTTCGCCGCCTCCGGCACGTATCCGCAGTGGGCACGCCAGCGGCCGTCGGCCATGTCGTGCAGACACGACGCCAAACGCTCGCCATCCGCCAGAGGGAGTGCGATGTGTCCCGCTCCCCCGCATTCCATGAACCGGATTATCGTGGAGGTCTCGGTGACGCTCACGCCGATGCGCGGCATGTCGCTGGTTTTCTCGCCGATCCAGTTGCTCCGGGTGTTGATCGCGTTCGCCATGACCGCCGCCTCATGACGAGACAGTAGGACGATCGCGCCGCCGGCCCCCGTTCCCTCGGCAAGGTTGCGCAGCCACAGGCGGATACGCACGCCGTCCTCGGACACTTTCGGCCCGCACAGCAGCGGCCGGCCCTCGCTCTCCAGGTTTATGAAAAAGGTCGAGTTCCTGGCCGCCCAGTACAGGTCTTTCACCTTCATGACGCCACCCCCTCGGCTTGGGGAGTGTCCACCGGCCACGGGTCGAGGGTGCGGCCCATGAGGTAGTCAACACTGGTGTTGAAGAAGTCGGCGAGCGCCTTGTAATCCTTTGCAGAGAAGGATCGGAGGCCGTTCATTTTGTTGGAGAAAACTTGTTCGCTCATACCGATGGCGAGCGCCACGTCTTTCTGAAGGCAATGACGCATCTCGATCAGTCCTGAGATGCGGGACGCTGGGTTATCACCTTCAAGCGTCACTAATCGTTTTTGATTGGCGTTCATGGTTGCTAACCATATCACGCACTAATCGATTTCGAGCACTCTCGGCGTGTCTTGATTTTGATTCAACATGCTGAGATTCTTGCGCTACTAATCACTTTTGCGTATCATTAAGGGCATGACGGTAACTATGACAGCCCCAAAGGTTGCAGCTAGCCCGCAGGACATAGCGATTTTGAACCTGAATATGCTGATGCAGCTTGAAGGGCGCTACAGAAAAGACCTCGCCGAATACATCGGCAGACGCCCACAGAATCTCTCCCGCATGATGTCAGGAGAGAGCAACTGGGCACTGAATGACATGTGGAAGGCGGCTGAGTTCGTGGGCGTCTCCCTTGACGTCCTAACTGATCCGACTCTCACGCCGGCCAAGGCGCTCAGCATCATCGGCGAGCGCCGTAACGATAACGATGGGAATGGAGGTTTGCCTGTCGTCAATGTTGACGACTTACGCCTAGGTGGCGGGGCATGGAAGACCCCGGCTATGGTTCTGGCCGCCTGATTTTTCGGGCCGGTCGGGATCATAACCCAGAGGTCCACGGTTCAAATCCATGCCCCGCTACGAACGGGGTTATATGGCCGCTGATTTCGGTACCGAAATCAGCGGCCTTTCCGTTTACCGTGGCGATATGGATGAAAGGCGATCAGGCAGCTACGGTGCCCAGGGAAGTCGGCGATCATAAACGTCTCGTCATTTTCATCGCGGATCTTCAGTTGTCTAATCCACGGGAGGCGACAGGCGTGAAGTTTCTCAACGAAGCGGAAGCCGGGCACAAGTCGTATGTTACGATCGACTTCGTGCCCAGCTCCCGTTCTTCTGCTCAGAAGCGGAGTGTGGTTCACCATCCAGCCGACATCATCGGCATCATGCCGCAGCGGGTCAACGTATCGGCCAGCGCATCGTCCAGTGCTTGAATCGGTCATAGCGACGACGCCACCGAACGACGATGGACAGTATGGCGCCTATCGCCAGAGCTGACACGGCCAGAACCGAGGCAAGCGACACATCGCCACCCGTGACGGGCAGTGACGGGCGAGGGTTGGGCGTGGTTGCCTCCGCCGGCGCCGGCGGCGTCTCGGGTTTCTCCGGTTCGCACGGTTTCTCCGACTCGCATGGGGGCAACACCCGCACACGCTCCCAGGCATCGTCATACCGGCTGGACGCCGGGGAAACACGGTCATCCCCCTCGAACCGCCAGACGAACACGTACCACCCAGGCCGTTCGGCGGTCAGATACATAGGAGCGCCATGCGCGTCCAACGCCCCGGCGCCGATTTTGAACGTGCCGTTCATCGCGGGAATCTCCCAGGTGGCCAGCAACCGGTGGTTGTCGTCTTCCGTGGGAACCTCTCCCCCGGATGGCTTGTACGCCTCATCGTTGGAGGGGTTGTCGGGATCGCCGGACCACCATACGCTCACCGTCGCATACGGCCGATCCGCCGCGAACTCATACTCTTCGTTGCCGGCATACTGGCCATGATCCGCAGGGAATCCCGATACGGTAATGGTGTCGCTGAGCTCGGCACCGATATCCGCCGAATGCTCAGTGACCGTCGACATGACTTCTAGCTTCCTGCGACTTGTATTGCTTTCCGTAGCCTCCATAAACGGACTTATCCAGTCGCCTATAAGGTATTCCTGCGCCTGTTTGCTCTGCTCGGACCGCCGAAACACCCATACCCATGTGCCAAAACCGCTATTCTGCTTGGTCCGGTAAGCGGCACCGTCATCCGGCTTGGTCATGGCCTGCACACGTGCCTGCTGCCCCACCCCGGTGAAAGAGGCCTTGCCATAGGCCACCGGCTCATAACCCAAAGTCGCCAATCGCGCAAGAAAAGCATCGGCGCTCTCTTGTGCATTCGGCGTAATGACATTGCCCACATCGCCCGTATCAAGACCATCGAAATAGTATCCGCGGGCCTGCAATTCCAAATCGGGCACCCAATAACTGTCCGCATCCGCCACGCCACTGGTCACGTCATCGAACACCGGAGAAGCCACATCAAGCACCTTCTCGGAGACCTTGGTGGATACCGCCGGAACAAAATCCTTACGCACCCGAAATGTCGTCGACGCGCCGCCAGTGGAAGCCATCGAGTCAAAGGCCAGCATGTCCTGAGTGCTGTCCATGACGTGCATCCGCCCATACTCGTATGTGGTGTTCGCCGTCACCTCGCCGGCGCCGGTCGCCTCCCACGCGATCGAGGACCCGGCGCTCGTCGACACCCCCGAGAACGTGTTGCCGCCTTGGACGAACCGCGCCGCCCCCTGCAAGGTGACGGTGAACGGCACTCCCGCGATCGCGTCACCGGCGCGGTTCACCACTTTCACCGAGATGGAACCGCTGCGCAAAGCCTCGGCATCGGTGCGTTCCACCGTCGTGCCCGCAGGCGTCTTGCCGGCCGATTGATCCCATATCCGGGCCGCCTTCGCCACGATCTCGGGGTACCGGCCTTGAATGACCGCCATCTGTCTCGCCCACTCGTCCCGATCGCGCCCGAAGTGATCCTGCACGATGATGCCGATCGCCGCATAGGTGGCGGCATCCGTGTCGCGGTACCGGTCAAGGATCCATGCCATACGCCGGGCGTTCTCATCGGAGGCAAGCACCGTGGTGGGGCCTATCACATAGTCGCTCAGTTTCCCCGCTTCGATGCAGTAGTACTTGTTGCCCGAAGCGTCCAGCCCCGCGACACCGACGTAATATTCCATATCGTTGTATGGAAACGCCACGTGATATCTTTCGTCGGCGGGCGTCAACGTCGCGGCATACGCCGTATTCGCCGAGCCGAACACCACTCCCACCATTATTATCAGACCGGTCAGCATCGCTACGATGGCCATGCCCCGTTGCCGCCATGTCGTTATCATCATTCGTCCTTTCCTGGTACGTTTCCCCGCATACTGCACTGTGTGCGGGTAGGCCACGATCATGGCAGATTTTCATTCGCTACAGCCGGTTTTTCGACCTATGTGGTCCGAGCTTGCCGTTTGCCGGCGAGTTGTGGATAACTCTTCCGCCGAGTTATCCACCTCATGCGGTTGACCGAACGTTTACCTGATAGTTATCCACAATGCGCAACATATGTTCAAAAGCCCTTAGAATAGGGCCTTATGGCAGCAGTACAACATCGCGCGACCACGCGCACTAGTAATACCGATAACAGCACCACGAAAACGAAGTCAAAGGCGACTTCTGCCCGAAAGAGCCCCGCAACCAAGCGCAAGAGAGTCAGCGCCGAAACGGCACGCGCCGCAGCAGCGCTGAAAGGCCTGGCTGTCGAAGCCCCCGCACCGTCCATCGAAGCAAACGAGCCCGGCCAGTTCGGCCGCATCAATGTCATGGACATCACTCCCGCCGAGGAGCGCGGCATCTTCCCCGCCCGTGTGGAACTCGGCGAACCGTTTGAGATGACCGCCCAGGTGTTCATCGAAGGCCGTACCAAGGTGGGTGCCACCGCCATCGTGCGCAACCCGCGCGGCAAGGAAACCATGCGCCGGGCCATGACCTGCGTAAATCCCGGCCTCGATCGTTGGACCGTGATGGTCAAGTGCGGCGAGCACAGCGATCTGAAGCCTTGGGAGGATGGCTACGCGGCCGTCAAGCGTCAGCTCGGCGAATGGACCGTGACCATCGAAGGTTGGGAAGACGCGTACGTCTCCTGGCTGCACGACGCCCGCATCAAGGTGCGTGTGATGGACGACGTGGACAACGCACTCAATTCCGGTGCCGAGTTGCTGGCCCGTTGGGCCGAAACCCCGGACACCGGCCTGACCGCACGCGATCGCAAGACCTTGGAGAAGGCCGCTGAGACCATGGCCGATCAGACGCTGAGCGCCGAGGATCGTCTCGCCGCCGGC